AAAGAAGTTCTAGATATATTTGAAATTCCAAGTTATCAAGATCTACAGTTATCTATAAGTCATCAATATTTAAAGAAGAATGATTATCTTGTTGAAGATCCAAATGACACTTCTAAAACTATGATTTCCGTTAAGGGTAAAAATCTTATACATGCTCTAGAAATAACTTCTGATCCTGTACAAGTGGGAGAAAATGTATCTGCACAAGCAATTGTATTAGATCTAAGTAAGACTCCAAAACAATGTTTTGAAGAATGGTGGAAAGCTTATCCAACTACTCCGGCATGGATTGCTGATGATGGAAGTACTAAATTTGTAGCTAGTCGAAATCTTAAAGATTTAACTAAAGCAGAAGCTAAGAGTAAATATCTTAAATTATTAAATCAAGAGCTTAAACATGAAGATCTTATAGGAAGTTTAAGATATGAGATTAAGATGAAAAAACTTGATAGTATTAAGAAAAATGCTAATCAAATGGAATATTTTAAGGGTATGCGAAGTTATTTTAACTCTGAAAGATATCTTCAACACATAGAAGACTTCAGAAATAATCCTGATTTTGTTAAGGGGGAAGAGAATAAAGTGAAGTCTAGAAAAAGAAATGTCACTGATATTTAATTATTATTTATAATTTCAATATAAAATCACAGTTTATGTTATCAAAAATTGTTTTCTTCTTCTTTGCTCTAATTGCAATTATTTATGAAATGTGGGCTATAAAAAACTCAGAAAAGCTTGTAGGATTTGCTAAACTATTAAAACAAGCTGAAAAAGATGAGATAAAGTTAGAACCTAAAGCTTCTTACTCTGCATTCATTATATGTCAGTTTCTATATTGTTTTTGGGCTTTAGTTGGACTCTTTTCGAGTCAATGGATAATATTTGTAATACTTATATTAATGGGTACTACAAGCTTTTTACCTTTTGCAAAAACAAGAATCTGGATTATCTCTGATTCTATAGTTACATTAGGATTATTGTTATTTGGAATACTAAATGCATTCCATCTTCACATACCTCTATGGAGTAGATTCTTAGATTACTGTCTTTAATATCACCAATTTTAGTTAAATTTGTAACTACAAATAACAAGTTCAAATTAACTAAAATATTAATATGGGGATAGGAAAAAAATCTAGCTATGAGCGACACAAAATTAAATACCAAATTCAAGATCAAGAGAGTCTTGAACCAGGAGATACAGAGGAGACTTGTAATAGCTCAGGGTCAGAGGGAGCTGTTGGGGAGATTGAGGAGTCATGTAAGAATGATGTTGGATCATTTATCTTTGAGTCAAGCAACAAACAAAAAGTTAGAAATTCAACTGGAGATACAAGAACTAAACAACAGAATATACAGGATTCAACAGACTCTGAAAATATTAGATCCACAGAATCTGACGGAACTGACATCAAAGTAACAATTCTGACAACTCAGAATTTAAAAAGTGCTAGTGAACTTTTATGGGATGAGATTTGTAATGGTGTCAATGGTAAGAATAGTGGTATTCCTATGGGTTTCAATAGGTTAAATAAATATCTTGGTCTAAGACGAAGTATTTATACAACTATTGGAGCTGCTGCTGGTTGTGGTAAAACTTCATTAGTAGATTGTGCTTATGTACTTAACCCATACGACTGGTATATAAAGAATAAACACAAATCAAATATTAAGTTTGAAGTTCTCTACTTCTCAATGGAGAGGAAGAAAACCTATAAACTTGCTAAGTGGTTGTGTATGAAGATGTTTAAGGAGGAAAAGAAGTTATTAACCACTGATGAATTATTGTCATGGCAGAATAAGCTTGACAAGGGAAAGCAGGAAATGGCTAAATTCTATATAGATAGCTACTTTGAAGAAATGATGCAAAGTGGTTTAATTACTATTATAGATGGTCAACAGAATCCTACAGGTATTTATAAGTTCTTAGAAGATCATGCTCTTAAAAGAGGTAGAGAAGAACAAGTAAATCAATGGGAAACCAGATATATTGCTAATGATGATAATCTAATTACAAATATTGTTCATGATCATGCAGGGAAAACTAAAAATGAGAACATTGGTGGTAAATATGATAAAAAATTAACAATTGATAAGGTTAGTGAATATTATTGTAAAGCCAGAGATTATTTTGGTTATTCTCCTATAATGATAAATCAATTCAATAGAACTTCATATCAAGATATCCAATATTCTAAGAAAGAAGGTATAGATCCTGATCCTACAGTAGAATACTGGAAAGATAGTGGTAATGTTATAGAAGATTGTGATGTTGCTATATCCTTATTTAATCCCTACAAATACGATCTAGATCAATATATGGATTACTCCATAAATGATTTTACTGATAAAATGGGATCTAATAAATTCCGAGGTCTAAAGATTATTAAAAACTCATATGGTACTGATAATGTACGTATAGGTTTAGGCTTCTTAGGTGAAGTTGGTCTCTTTAAAGAGCTAACAAAGTCTAAAGATATCTCTCAAGAGGAGATAGTTAACCTAATTAATAATGACTTTTTCTTGGATTTTTAAGATTTTATCAGTAGATTTGTGACATGAAAATAGTGAAAAATGAAACTTTTAGGGACCAAATTCAAAATAAGTGGGCAGAAGAATTCTACTCAGGAAAAACCATATCTATACCCGGATCTATACAGCTTTCTGACAAAAACCAAACCAATAGTGATCAAAGATCCAACAAAGGAAGTAAAGATTCAGTACATAGGTCCAGCACAAATGGAATCTTACATCTCTGTCCTAGAGCAGGAAAAATCAGAACCTCAATTAGGATTTTTTGTAAGTATCAAAGAGAAACTGGTATCCAGCCTAAAATACTTATATGCTATCCTGATAAAAATATCCAAAAATCCTGGGAAGATGATTTTATAGAAGTAGGATATAATAATCCAAATATTCATTATATTACTCATATATCTTTAGGTAAAATAATTGAAGATTATGACATCATAGTTTGTGATGAGATACATCTCTTATCTGCAAAGCAGAAAAATACCTTTAAAAAGATTATGAGAGATAATAAACATAGTTTAATAGTGGGATTATCAGGTACATTAGCTAAGAATACAGAATTAGAGCTTAAAAATGAGCTTGGACTGGAAGTAATAGTGAAATATACCTTAGAGGAAGCTATTAAGGATGGAATTATATCTGACTATAAAATCACTGTTATCAAGGTAGGTCTTGATAATAAGACCATAGTTGATCAAAAGAAGCAAAGAACAGAGAAACAGAAATACAATGCCATATCTTGGATTATTAAGAGTAAAGGACAGAGCTTATTTCTGAATCTAGCTAGAATGAGATTAATACACAACTCAATAAGTAAGCTAACAGCAACCAAAAAACTCTTAGATAAACTTAAAGATGAGCGTGTTCTTGTTTTCTGTGCTAATAATAAGATAGCTAAAGAACTAGGTTGTAAAATCCATACAAGCGAGAATTATGATCAAGAAAGTTTTGAAGAATTTGTGGCTAATAATAGCCAAATCAATCACTTGGCTGTCTGCAAAATTGGAAATACCGGTGTTAGTTTTAGAAATCTTAATAATATTGTTATTAGTGCTTTTGATAGCAACTCTGAAAATCTAACTCAACGTATATGTAGAAGCTTAATTCTAGATGAACCAGGAAAAATAAGTAATATATATATAGTCACATCAAATGAAGAAGTTGAATTAAAATGGTTAAAGAAGTCATTAGAATTCTTTGATCCTAAAAAAATTAAATATGAGTGAAACTAGTGAAACACCAAATGGTGAAATGATGATGGTAAAATTACCAACCACAACTCTACAGTTTATACAAAGGAATTCCAATATTGCAAAAATGATTGGTATTATTCTTGTAAAAAGACAAGAAATTGTTGAAGTTCTTAAAGAAGCTGATGCTATATTAGCAGACCCTAATGCATGGGAACTAGCAATTGAAGATGGTTCAAAAGAAGAACTTGAAGTATTCTTATCAGAAATAAGAAAAGCAATTATTGAAGGTGATATAGTATTTAAAGGAGGACTCTCTGACGAAGAGATCGAAGAAATAACAAATCAATCAGCAGTAAACACAGAAATTGAAATTGTATAATTATATAACCAAATTGAAAAATTAATGAGTGTATTTACAGTAAAAAAGAAACGAAAGAACCCAGACACCATTTTGTATTCTGGTAGGCCAAAGATTGGAAAATCAACAATGCTAGGTAAACTTACTAATAATCTGATTATTAGTATGGAAGTAAATGGTTGTGATTTTCTAGATATTGATGTAATAGATTGTAGTCAAATCTTATCAGCAAGTAAAGCAGATATTGTTGAGTTATTAACTCAAGATATAAAAACTAAAGCTTTGGATATTGCTGGTATAAGTGCACCACATCTACGACATGAAGCCTTAAACTTAATACTAAGAGCACTCATTTCTTTAGGAAAACCTTATGACTATGTAAGCATAGATACTATTACTCAAGCAGATATAGATGCTGAATGGGCTGGTACTGAGCTTTATATGGATAGTTCACAGGGTAAGAAATTTAATCGTCAACAAATTGAAGGACAACCATCTACTAAATGGCCAAGATTAGAATATGGTCATCCTGATTATGAATCAGTTATAGAAGGTGTTGGTCAAAATGGTTGGAGATGGAGCAGGACTATTATGGTTAATCTTCTTAATCTTTCTAGGCAAGCAGCTAAAAGGTGCACTATTTATGTAGCACATATACGTGATAAAATGCTAAAGTCAGGAGATAAAGGAGAAGTATTTATCAAGGATATAGCTCTTACAGGTGCTGTAGGTGATATTTATAGCCGTAATACTAGTGCTGTTGCATCTGTTTATCGAGATGATGACGAATTAAAGATCTCTTTTAAAGGAAATGAGGATAAAACTGGTGGTAATAGGGGGGAAATTGGATCTTATGAGGGAGCTTTTGATTGGGATAAAATCTTTGTTAGTGAAGATTAATTTGTCAGTTTAAATTATTAGTTGTAAATTCGTGGCTACAAATAACAAAATCGAATTCATAACTAAATTTAGAACAATTATGGCAATTAATGGAACACCAAAAGAAATGAAAACATACAAAAAGTATGTAGGATTATTTACTGCTAATGTTGTAGCAGTTAACCCAACTAAAAGTGAACTTGAAAAACTGTTAGGTACAAATATTGATAAAGATCCAGAATACACTGGAACTAATAATGAGGGTAATAAAAGAATTACTCTATCTTTTTGGTTAAAAGAGGCTAACTTAGGAGTACTTTTCAATGTGAGATTTAATTTAGAGGATAAAATAATGATAAGTTCGACTGGTAAGACTCAATTTATAAATTCTGCTGGTCAAACTTCATATGCACAAGATAAGTCACAAGTTCCTGATTTCTTAACAGAAGGTGGAAGAAGTATAAAACCTGCTAAGAAAGGAGAGGAACTCCTCTGTAAATTCTTAAGGAAATGGTTAAATAACCTTCCTTATGATGATCCTAATACAGAAATTGTGATTGATGATTGGAAAGCATTATTTAATGGAAATACTAAAGAGTTAAAATCAGCTATTGATGCTTATAAATCACAGGAAGTTGGTGCGATGGCTACTATAAGAACCAGTGATGATGGAAAAGAATATCAATCTGTATATTCTTATGAATTCTTACCTTCATTTGCTATACGTTCTCTATTTGAGAATGGTAAAGCTTATAAAACATATGATGCATTTGTTGAGAAGGTAAATGATGAGAAATATGGTTGTAAAGATCATTATGAGTTAGGACCATTGAAAGAATATGATCCTACTTTAAATGTGGTTAATACTTCAAATTCAAGTATTCTTCCTAAAGCAAAAACTAAAGCTCCTACAATTGATAGTACTGTGGTAGATGATCTACCATTCTAAGATAGTAACTGAGCTTCATTCAAGAAAATTTCCCTAGTGTTTCTACACTAGGGTTTTTTATGTC